ATAGAACAAATTCAGTTAGAGAAGTGAAATTGGTTTACTCTACATTAGCAGAGAATTTCAAATACTCATCATCTAACAAGTCTACTAAAAAATCAATTTCTGAAGGGATTGCTAGTAAAGTAACAAAATCTACTAAACCAGCACAAGCTAAAGCAGTAATCGCTGAAAGCACAAACTTTTCTGACAGATTTAAGAAGTTAGCAGGTATTATTAAATAAAAATATTAAAAAAACAAACAATGGACATTAAAAAATTAATGACTGGCGCAAACCCACAAAGCGTAATGCTTGAACAAACTCGTGGTTTGAAAGCTAAATGGGAAAAAACAGGCTTACTTGAAGGAGTAGGTTCTGAAACAACAAAGCATGGTATGGCAGTAATGTTAGAAAACCAAGCTAAACAATTATTAGATGAGGCTACAAGAACAGGTACATCTTCAGGTTCTGAAGAGTGGGCAGGTGTTGCGTTACCTTTAGTAAGAAGAATCTTCGGTTCTATCGCAGCTAAAGAATTCGTTTCAGTTCAACCAATGAACTTACCTTCTGGTCTTATTTTCTACATGGATTTCAAATATGGTACTCAAAACGACGCAAACAGACCAGCTTCTGGTTCTTCTATGTTCGGTAATGGTGGTACTTTCGGTAAAGATAACTTATCTCCTGCAGGAAACAAATTGGGTTCTACTCAAGCAGCTGAAGGTGGTCTTTACGGAGCAGGTCGTTTCGGATACACAATCAATGACGTAACTGCAGCAGTTACTGCAGTAGTTGCATCTGGTTCTGCATCTGATTTCTTAGGTAATGAAACATTATCTGCATCATTCGCAGCAACTCCAAATGGTTGGAGAAAAGTAACAGTAGGTTTACCTTCTAACGCAGATTACAATGGTGTAAGAGCATTTAAAGTTTCAGGTTCTACGGCTGTAACTCATTTCCCTGAATTAACTACATTAAGTGCAGGTTCTGCATCTTTCTATGTATCTTCTTCAGCGGTATTAGTTGCAACTGATTTAGTAACTCAAACTTTAGTTTACTCTAAACAACCTGATGATATCTCTAGAGGTGACTTTGAAGATAGAGGAACAGACTTAGCAATCCCAGAAATCGAATTAGAATTGAAATCTGAACCAATTGTTGCTAAGACAAGAAAATTAAAAGCAATCTGGACACCGGAATTAGCTCAAGATTTAAACGCTTACCATAGTGTAGACGCTGAAGCTGAGTTAACTCAAATGTTAAGTGAGTACATCTCTTTAGAAATCGACTTAGAAATCTTAGAAATGTTACAACAAAACGCTTTCACTACTGACTATTGGTCAGCTAGAGTTGGATATGACTATGATTCTTCTAACGGAAGATTTGCAGTTGATTCTAACGCAGCAGCTGCTTCTGCTTACACAAAGAGCACTTGGTACCAAACTTTAGGTATTAAATTACAAAAAGTTTCTAACAAGATTCACCAATTAACTATGAGAGGTGGTGCAAACTTTATCGTTGTATCTCCAAACGTAGCTACAATTTTAGAATCAATGAATGGTTTCTCTGCAAATCCTGGTAAAGACTCTTTACAATTTGCTGCAGGTGTTACTAACATCGGTTCTATCTCTAACAGATACGATGTTTACAAAAACCCGTATATGACTGAGAACGTTATCTTAATGGGCTTCAAAGGTTCTAACTTCTTCGAAACAGGAGCAGTTTACGCACCATATGTACCATTGATTATGACTCCATTAGTTTATGACCCAACTAACTTCACTCCAAGAAGAGGTGTTATGACTAGATACGCTAAGAAAATCGTAAGACCAGAGTTCTACGGTAAGATTATCGTTGATGGTTTAAACACTTTATAATCTTTGAGTAGATTAGATAAGTAATAGACTTACAATAAAGAAAAAGGGAGAGTAGAAATACTTTCCCTTTTTTTATTTATATAATTCATATTTATAGTAGTAAAACTATAAATTTTTAATAATGTCTGTAAACACATATTGGTCAGGTTCAACCTACAATGCATTTTTATCAGCATCGGCATCATTAGACGCAACACCATTTGGAATATACGATAATGATAATGAATTTAAAACCGATGCACCAAAAACAGCAACTTGGGTAGCTAGAAGATTGGGATATCCTATTGTTAATATTGAATTGGATAATCAACAAATTTGGGCATGTTTTGAAGAATCAACTTCGGAATATTCTGCACAAGTAAATCAATTTAATCTTCGTAATAACCTTGATATTTTAAGAGGCCAACCAAAGAATAGAGTTGCAAATTATTCACAAACTTTGGTGGATGGTTCATTCTTACCTACGGCAATTCGTATGTCACAACAATACGGAACACAAGCGGGAGTGGGTGGTTCAACTTCGATACAAAAAGCATATGTTGATTTAACCGCATCGGTTCAAATATATGATTTAATGAATCAAGCGGTGGATACTAAAACAAATAAAAAGTTTAATGAAATATTTAGTGGGTCATCTACGGTTGATGTAACAAAAGTATTTTATGAAGCAACACCCGCTATTACAAGATTCTTTGACCCATATTCAGTAGGTGCACAAGGTACATTAAATTTAATGAGTGAATTGGGATTTGGTAATTATTCTCCTGCCGCACAATTCTTAATGATGCCTCTGTATGAAGATATATTAAGAATGCAAGCAATTGAATTCAATGACCATATTCGTAAATCAACTTTTAGTTTTAATATAGTAGATAATAAATTGGAAATATTTCCTGTTCCAAGTGGCATGGGATTGACTAGAATTTATTTTGAATATATGAGTAGAGATGAGTTTGAACATGATTCACAAACCATTCAAGCAGATTCACTTTCCGATTATTCCGACATTCCGTATGATTTTATTCAATACTCAAATATAAATGAGGTTGGTAAACAATGGATTAGAAAATATACTCTTGCATTAACAAAAGAATTGTTGGGAGCAATTAGAGAAACTCATTCATCCGTTCCAATTCCAGATGGTGAAGTTAATTTAGATGGTGCAGCTTTAAGGTCAGAAGCACAGGTTGAAAAAGATGCATTGATAACACAATTGAGAGAAAATTTAGAAGAGATGAGTAGAAAAAATGTGATGGAAAACAAAGCGCACGAATCTGACCATCATCAAGATATGTTGAGAAAAGTTCCCTTAAAAATATATGTAGGATAATATGCCAAAGTTTTTAGTAGGTAGAGATATCGAATTTTTTAGAAATGTAGCTAGAGAACTGGTTGATACGGTTGTCGAAAATACTTGTGTATTGTTTAAAATAAATTTGAATGAAACAAAAGTAAACATTTATGGTGAAGCTATGAATAAAACATGGCATCCTGGAATTCAATTATATACATTGATTGATAAAGAACCTGAATCGGCTAGATATGAAGGATTTGGTGTAGATACAGACCAAAATATAACTTTCAAATTTGACAGATTGTTATGTGAAGAAAAAAATACATATCCCGAAGTTGGTGATATTATATTTTTTAACGATGGATATTTTGAAATTGATAATACACTCGAAACACAATTGATAGGTGGTTTGCCTGACGATGGTAGAAATTGGAGTATAGTGTGTTCAACATTTATGGTATCTAAATCTAATTTAAACATTGAAGAAAGAATAAAATAATTATGTCAGTAAATCCACTAAAACCGAATTTAAATAGAGGAAATGAAATCAAATCTACAAAGAGTGATTTAAAACAAAGTATTAGTCTTTTTGATATAGATTATGCTATGATGTCTTATTTGGAAGATACGGCCTTACCATCATTAGAAGATGGTAATGGTAAATCTATAAAAATTCCTGTTATTTATGGTAATTCGGAAAGATGGAATGGTTCTCGTAGACAAGGTGTTTATCGAGATACACATGGTAAAATACAATTACCATTGATGATGATTAGAAGAACATCAATTGCAAAAGATGATACTATGCCAATGTTAAATAGACACGTATCATATCAAGGTATAACAAAATATTCAAAAGATAATAGATACGATAGATTTACTGCATTGGGTGGAAATGTAAAACCTAAATATGAAATATACAAAATAACTATGCCGGAATATATTGAGGTTAGTTATGAGTGTATGTGTTGGACATCTTTTACCGAACAATTAAATGCGGTAATAGAACAATTACAATATACATCATCATATTGGGGTGATAAAGAAAAGTTTAAATTTAGAACTAGTTTAGGTGAATTTAATGTTGTAAACGAAGTTGGTGAAGGAACCGAAAGAATTAATAGAATTGAATTTACATTATCTGTTAAAGCTTATTTACTTCCTGAAAAATTCGATGGGGAGTCACCCATTAAAAAATCATTATCAACCAAACGAGTTGTTATTGCAACTGAAACGGATGTAACTGCTAATGGTAGATTGGAAGGCATGTTAACCACACCATCACCATACTATGATAATAAAGATTTAATTGATTTCCTATCATTAAATAATAGTAAAATACAAAATCCAGTAACAAACAATACGATTACATTTACAGGAATAAAATGTATAAATACACCTCCCGCATTGGCATCGGTAGTTACAAGTGGACTAAATGTTGCCAATAGTTCATATGATATTAAAATCTATATAAATGGTACACGGTATTATCATAATACACATTTTTCCGTTAGTATAACATTAACATCTTTAACTATTAATTTTATTCAAGCAAATTTAGGATTTGCAGTAGACATCAATGATGAAATTTCAATAACAGGTAAATTTATAGATGTATAATGAAAAGAAGTCTTTTAGATATAACTCAAAAAATAAGTAGAAAAGTAAATAAAACCGTTTTATCTCCAAAAGATTTAAACAATCCCACTTATTGGATTTATGAAGCAAACGGTTGGAAATTTGTAGATATATTAAGAGAAATAGAATATAGAGTAACACAAGATAGGTTGAAAATTTATATAAATACACAAAGTATAAGTGCAAAGGATTATGATATCGAAGAAATTGGAAATACTTTATTAATTAAATTTAAAAAAAATAATTTTGAATTTATTTTAGATGATGATGATTATATTCAAATAGAAGGAGATATAGAATACAATGCTTAAACAATTTAATTCAAATAATAGAAAACTAAATAGAGTTGTAGCAAAGGTTAATGTAAATAATCTTACTAATACTGATTTGACTGGAAGTTTATTAAATATTGAAATTCCAACTAATACAAAATTTCAATCTAAAACTAAAAGTAATCTAAATCCTATAAAGTTAGTAAATAACAAAACAACAATATATAATTTTCATCAAGAAATATTACAAAATAGTGCAAGATATAATCAAAGAATAATTGATGAATTTGACAATGTTGCAAACACATTAACAATACACAATGTTAGTTTAGATTATGGAACAGAAGGTGCATCACCTGAAAATTTTGAAATATTGGTATTTGGTTTACATATTCCTGGAGATTATACAATTAAAGAAATTGAAAACAATGTTGTAATTACGTTGGGAAATGAATATATAGATTTTGATTCTGTAACAATAAGTGATATTTATGTTATAGGTAAATTGATAGATATTCCTATCGCATCGGAAGATGGTTCAGTAATAACAACCGAAGATGGTTTAGACATAATAATATAATAAATGGCAAACATAAGAAGAAAAATATCAGAATTAACGGAATTAACTTCCGCATCACTAAATACTACATTGGTTGGTGTTGATGGTGGTACAACTTATAAAATTGAGTTAGATACATTAGCAGATGCAGTAACTACCAGAGTTAATATATTAGATAGAGATAGATTATCATCTTTGGAATCGGTAACATCTTCATTTGAAACAAAAGGTAGAAATGTTATAAGTTCATCTGCACAAATAACTGCATTTGGATTTACAACATCATCATCCAATTTAACATCACTTAACTCATTTACATCTTCAC